TGAGAGGCTCACCGATCGATTATAAAGTCCGATCGGAGGACGGAGATCCAATCATCGAAGGGTATTTTGCAGTCTACAATTCAATTTATGAAATCGCGCCGGGCATGAGCGAGTCAATCGCACCCGGCGCTTTTCAGAAGTACCTCAGCGACGACATTCGTATGCTGATCAACCACGATACGACCTTTGTAGTCGGTCGAACCGCAGCACATACACTTGAACTCCGCGACGATTCCCACGGACTATGGGCCAAAGCACCTGTCAATCCGAAAGACAGCGCTGCCATGGACGCTCATGCCCGGGTCGAGCGTGGAGATGTGTCACAGGCTTCGATCGGCTTTGAGATCATCAAGGAGGATACCGAGATCCGAGAAGATGGCTCAGTCCACTGGACGATCAGAGAAGCAAAGCTCTATGAGGTATCTATATGCACATTTCCTGCATATGAAACTACAAATATATCCGCAAGATCCGTCGAGCGCGACAGACTGCTGGAGCGCAAGGCTGAGGCGTGGAGAGCAAAAATGAAAGAGAGGATCAAAGATGTTAAGAGCATTATTCCTGAAGAAAAAGATTGACGACAAAAAGAAGCAGCTGGAGGAGCTCCGCGCAAAGGACGAGGAGTTCACAAAGCGCGAGGCAGATCTGACAGCATCTATCGACGAGGCGCAGACCGATGAGGAGCGCAGCGCCGTAGAGGAAGCAGTCGGCACATTCGAGGAAGAGAAAAGGGCCCACGACGAGGCAAAGACCCTCCTCGAGAACGAAGTGAGAGACCTCGAGGGCGAGCTGAAGGACATCGAGGCTCAGGATGCAGAGCAGGCACGCGCTACTGAGGCGCAGAACAACGAAAGAGAGGACACCAAAATGGACGAGACAAGAAGCATCAACAAGACCGAGAGGAAGCACGGCTTCGACGCTATCATGCAGCGCGAGGACGTGAAGGCATGGCTCGGAGAGATCAGATCACACATCAAGGAAAAGAGAGCTCTGACGAACGTCGGACTCACCATCCCCGAGGTATTCCTGGGACTGCTCAGAGAGAACCTCGAGAGATACTCCAAGCTCTACAGGCACGTCACAGTCAGGCCCGTGAACGGCACAGCAAGACAGGTCATCATGGGATCAGTACCCGAGGGCGTGTGGACAGAGTGCTGCGCGAACCTGAACGAGCTGTCTCTCGTCTTCAATGACGCAGAAGTAGACTGCTACAAGGTCGGCGGATACTTCAAAGTCTGCAATGCAGTGCTTGAGGACTCCGACGTTCAGCTGGCATCACAGCTCCTCGAGGCTATCGGACAGGCCATCGGCCTGGCACTCGACAAGGCTATCCTGTACGGCAGGAACAGCGAGACCACACAGAAGATGCCCGAGGGTATCATGTCAAGGCTGGTTCAGACTTCCAAGCCTGCAGGATATCCCGCTACGGCTCGCGAGTGGGAGGATCTCCACACCAAGAACATCCGCACCATCGGATCTTCTGCTCTTCCTGTGAGCGGCATAGATCTGTACAAGGACATCGTGAAGGAGTCTGCAGCCATGAAGGGCAAGTATGCACGCGGCAGGAAGACCTTCGTCATGAACGAGGCGACCTACACGAACCTCGTGGCCGAGGCAATGTCTGTCAACGCAGCCGGCGGAATCGTATCCGGACTGTCCGACACAATGCCCGTGCTCGGCGGAGATGTCGAGGTGCTCGACTTCATCCCTGACGGCGTCATCATCGGCGGATACTTCGAACTGTATCTGCTGGCAGAGAGGGCAGGCACACAGTTCGCACAGAGTGAGCACGCATTCTTCATCAACGATCAGACCGTGTTCAAGGGGACCGCAAGGTATGACGGACTTCCCGTCATAGCTGAGGCATTCATGGCCATCGGAATCAACGGCCCGACACCGAACGCATCAATGACCTTCGCATCTGACACTGCAAACGCAGGCGCATGATGACCTACAGGACACTGATATACTGGGAAGACCTCAAGGACGGCAGACATCCCTATAAACCCGGGGATGTCTACCCCCGTGAGGGTTATACACCCAGCCCGGAAAGAATTGAGGAGCTCTCTACCACGCATAACAAGCGCGGTATTCAGCTGATCGAAGAGGTAAAGGCACCGGAGAAGGTCACGGTCCCGCTCGAGAACAAGCTGGAAGAGCCCAAGAAAGAGAAAGCAGATGGAAAGTCTACTCGCACTGTTAAAAGCAGATCTCGAAAAACCAAATAACGTTAATGATGAATTCCTCGAAGCGCTGATAAACACAGCGATCGAGAGGATCAAGGCTGAAGGAGTGACCCTGGCTGACCCCTACACGGCAGACGATCAGCAGCTGATAGTCATGTATGCGGCATATCTTTACAGACGCAGGAACGCGGCGGCCGGCGACTACCGGAACGCAGAGCTGAACCCGCAGGGGATGCCCTATATGCTGAGGCTCGCGCTGAATAACCGTATATTCGCGGAGAGTATGTCATGATGGACTCCGGGATCATAACACTGTGCAACTTAGAGGATGGAGCTCAACAGGGAGATATGCCGAAGCCTGTCCTCGTTCCCTTAAAAAAGGACGACGAGGTCATCACGTGGCAGTTCGAGGAGAGGCGGATCAGCTTTTCAAGGCAGTATGAAGCAATGGGCGTGAACAGCCGGGTGGATATGGTCGCCCGGATATGGAGAGCACCGGCACGGATCGGGATGTATGTCGTGATCACGGACTACGAAGACCAGGAGCACCCCGAAGGGGATCAGTACCGGATCGACAATGTCCAGCATACCCTGAACAGTGACGGACTCAAAGTGACGGATCTCACGCTCTACAGACTGGAGGACCTCTATGATGTCAGTAGTGGATAAGCTCAAAAAAATACGGAATGCCATGAACGGTGTCTCGAGCCAGGTCTACCACTACAAGCGGCCGAAAGACGTCAAGCCTGCATGGATAGTCTGGCAGGAGGACGGCTCCAGCACTGATATGCGGGCGAACAACCGCATGGGCGAGCAGCAGCTTCACGGGACTGTGGATCTGTATACCCTGCTGGAGTACGACCCTCTGATCGACGAGATTCAGGAAGCCCTAAACGGAGTGATGGGCGGATGGAGCTTGCAGATGGTCGACTATGAGGACGAGACAAACCTCATCCACTATGAATGGGAGTGGACGCTATGAGATTCCAGGTCGGAAAAGGCATGGACGAGTATCTGTCCAAGCTGGGAAACCTCGAAATGACGGCTCCGCTTGCCATAGGCCGCGCTGTATATGACGGCGCGAAGGTCGTGGCGGATGCAGTGAAGCGCAATATAGAGGCTCTGCCGGTGGACGACTCACCACACTCCGAAGGCGAAAAGACCACAGGACTGAAAAGCATTCAGAAGGAGGGCCTGAAGCATGGCTTCGGTATCTCCCACTCGGAAATGACAAACGGATATAAGCACGTGAAGCTCGGATTTAACGGGTACAACAAGCTCAAGACAAAGAAGTATCCGTCAGGACAGCCTAATGCCATGATAGCGAGGACTTTTGAAGGCGGGAACTCATTCACCAAGAAGACCCCCTTCGTCAGTCCGGCCGTAAGGTCGTCAAGAGATCAAGCAGAAGCGGCTATGGGCAGAACCATAGACGCAGAAATAAACAAAGCAATGAACTAAAGGAGGTTCAAAGATGAAGATACCATATGACATTCAGTTCTTCGCGGCAGGACGTGTCTGCACAGGCTTCTCGAAGCCCTATGTGGCAAAATACAACGCCAATGCCGGGATCATAACATTCACCGAGGGGCGTATCCTCGCGAGAGGCGTGAGCGTTTCGCTGGAGCCGAATGCGTCATCGGACAACAACTTTCACGCGGATAATCAGGCAGCAGAGAGCGAGGACGGCATATTCACAGGCGGAACGGTGACCCTCACGGTCGACGGCCTGTTCACAGATGCCGAGCGCTTCATTCAGGGACTGCCCGCAGCAGAAGCAGACGGATGGGTGCACTACGGCGACAACAAGCAGACTCCCTACGTGGCCATCGGCTACATAGCACGCTATCAGAGTGACGGAGTCGTCACATACGTGCCTACGATCATCCCGAAGTGCAAGTTCGGCCTGTTCAACCAGTCCGCACAGACACAGGGCGAGGAGATCGACTGGCAGACACAGGAGATCACGGCAAATATCCTCCGCTCGGATGATGCGAACCATGAATGGAAGTACGTCTCAGAGACAGAGTATGCCACAGAGGCAGAGGCTGAGGCAGCGCTTCAGACAAAGCTCGGCATCTATGTCGTGAATCCTCTCGTCTCACCTGTAGGCCCGGGCGTGACCCTGTACGGAATGCTCGTGAGCGACATTCAGACGGATGTCGTGGTCGGCGGAACCAGCATCACCGGAACACTGGCATTCCTCGATGAGGGTGAGCTGGTGACTGAGAAGGGTGAGGGCAACTTCCTGGCACTCCGCTTCGATAATCTCGACGCAAGGGCCACATCGGTGCGCGTAGGCATCGGATCAGACCTGACAGAGATCACATCCCTCGCAGACAAGAACGTGGTCGTCAAGGTCGCAGACAAGACGCAGAAGTTCAAGGTCATCTCTTCGGACGGCGAGCACACCGTGACTACAGAGTACGACCTCACAGGACTGACACTGGAGGTATGAGATGATAGTCAATGGGCGTGATATAAAGTTCTTGAGGAGCGTGATGGCCACTTGTAAGATAGCCGAGCTGTGCAAGGATGGCGACATTAAGAATGCCGCCACCCTCTTCGATGGGTCCTATCAGGACTCACAGAAGACCGCAGCCCAGTTCATGGCGATCATGAGCGACGGCTTCGAGCAGAATAAGAAGTTCAGAGAGCCGGGGTATGAACCCCGGCCTCTTGTGGCTGAAGAGGCAATGTGCCTCACCGAAGAGGAATTCTCACAGCTTTTCAAGGAAGCAGTCGAGGCATACTCCGGCGAGAAGCCGACAGTCGAGACGGAGCCTCCGAAGAAGCAAAAAAAAAAAACAAAGACGACAGAATCGAGCTGAACCTATCGTGGTTCCTGTTCTACGGCAGGAAACTCGGAATGAGCAGGCAGGAGATCCTCTGCACTCCCCTGGGAGAGATGCAGGACATGATCGCCTGCCTCGCTATATATGAGGGCACAGCAAGGCCCAAAAAGAAGCCCAAGAAATGGGCGTATGACGACGCGATCAACTTGAGGTAAAAAATGGCCATAAACATAGGACCCCGGATCGGCATCGATGGCGAAGCCGAATACCGGAAAGAAATAAATAATATCATCCAGCAGACCCGGACACTGAAGTCGGAATATGACAAAGTCACGGCTGCCGGAGACAAGAACACGACCAGTCTCAAGAAGAACGCGGAGCAGCACAAGATCCTCTCTCAGCAGATAGAAGCTCAGGAACAGAGGGTCAAAGAGCTCGCGAGTATGGTCGAGCAGTCGGCGGAGAAGTACGGCGAAGCAGACACCAAGACCCTGAAGTGGAAGGAAGCGCTGAACAGCGCCGAGACCGAATTATCGAACCTGCAGGCAAAGCTGAAAGAGCTCCCCTCGAACCTCGAGCTCGTCGGCACCAAGATGCAGGACATGGGCGACAAGATCAAGGGCGTCGGTCAGGGCATGACGAACCTGGGGCAGACCTTCGCGCCTGTATCAGCTGCAGCGGCAGCGGGACTCACGGCATCCGGGAAGGCTTTCATGGACTTTGAAGCCGGTATGTCAAAAGTCGCAGCAATATCCGGTGCGACCGGAGACGATCTCGCGGCCCTGACAGAGAAGGCCAAGGAGATGGGCGCGACCACGAGGTTTTCCGCGCTCGACTCAAGCTCGGCATTTTCGTACATGGCAATGGCAGGCTGGAAGACCCAGCAGATGCTGGACGGCATTGCCCCGATCATGAATCTGGCAGCGGCATCCGGAGAAGATCTGGCGCTGACCTCTGACATCGTGACCGATGCACTGACGGCATTCGGACTCAAGGCACAGGATGCGGGAATGTTCACGGACGTGCTGGCAGCGGCATCCTCGAACTCAAATACAAACGTGAGCATGATGGGCGAGTCCTTCAAGTATGCCGCGCAGGAAGCTGGATCTATGGGATACAGCATTCAGGACACGGCGCTGGCCCTCGGACTCATGGCCAATAACGGCATCAAGGCCGACATGGCCGGTACTGCCCTCAGAAATATCATCCAAAGAATGGCGAAGCCCACCAAAGAGTCACAGATGGCCATGGACAGGCTCGGAATATCTCTTGCCGATGATGAGGGTCATATGTACTCACTCAGGCAGATCATGGACAAGCTGAGGGGCTCCTTCGGACACATCAATATGCCGATATCGGAGTTCGATGCACAGATGGAGTCTCTGATAGAGCAGCTGGAGAACGGTGAGCTGACAGAGAAGAAGTTCGGAGATGCCACAGACGAG